AACCATTCATCTAATTCTTCTATGCTATCGAACTCTACAAAAGTTGTTGGTTCTTGAAAGTCATCTATTAAAACAGTTTCTATTATTACTAACTCTGATATTAAAATATCATCACCTAAAGAAAGTAATGCTTGTGGCACATCATATTCAGGTAGAGGTGCTAACTGACTTATTGGTTGTAAGTTATATGGTATAGGTCCATCTAGACCTCCATGTGAACTATGCAAGTCTTCATGCCTAGATGTTATGCTCATAGGTGCAAAACCCTCGTCATTAAAATCAAAAAATATTGGTTCATCTAATAAAGACTCTTCAAATATTTCTGCATCTCTAATAATATTTATATCTGCAAAAGGGTCTCCTAATAAAAAATCTTCATTAGAAAACATATCATCATGTCCAAACATATCTTCATGTTGTCCATCATTTCTTTGTCCACCAAAGTTCATATCATCTTCTTGAAAGAAAGCTACTGATTCTTCTTGTCTGTAGCCTGAACAAAATGGTCTATACTGGGGGTCTTCTTCACATTGAAGCTCATCATAAGCATCATCATAGTTTGGACAGCTTGTGCTATATAGCTGAGATAAATTACATTGTTGATTAAGTAAAGCATCAGCATAACCAGCACAGCTAGAACTATTGAGAGGGTTACTACAATCTATGCTATGGTCAGAACCATCGCTGTAAAGAGAACCACCATTTTCTAAACTTGTATTAAAAGATGTATTGTTCCAATCTGTATTTACACAACTACTTGAATTAGTTGTACCTGTATTACATTCATCGTGATATAAGTATGTATAAATTTTATTAGAGTCAGGTCCTTGTTCACCTATAAGTACATCGTGATTATTTATATCTAGTTCTCCGTATCTATATTCAAACGTATGATTTGACCATAATATTATTTCAAAACTATTATCTGAACCGCTTCGGTTAAACTCTCTCATATCGTACCAACCAAATATCATCTTAGATGAATCGCCATAAGATTTTATTCTTGAATTACTATCTCTAATTAAATCTGTCCAAAAAGGATATAGAGTATTTTTGTATCCTGGCAAAGGGTCAGGAGTATAGTCTCCACAATAATCAGCATAAGCTGTAGACGTTAAACCAAAATGTAAACAACCATTCGTTGCTATTCTTGCCGAGTCAAAAGTGTTGCCATAAAAGTTAAAGTTAAAAGAAAAATCTATAGCTGGTGATATGCCATCATCTGCTATTTCATAAGCTAGTTCACCTTCAAAAGCACCAGCATTTGTTTGTAAATGATATAGAGGTTGATTAGGTTCGTATATGTATTGTGTTTGTGCTTGCAAGCAAAATACTAAAACTAACCATAAAATTCTTCTAAACATTGTCCTCTACTTTTATATTTAGAAGCAAAAGGTTTATCACTTAAAGGAGAAGATATCTTTTCTCCCCACGACCTTTTTCTCCAATTTGGGTTGATTTCTTCCATACATTTTCTTAAAAAATCTTCTTCGGCTTGTTTTCTGTCAGGTCTTTCCCAAGCGTTTGATACCCACTCTGCTTTTGCCTCATCACCAATTTTTCCATTATAAGGACAAGGTGTGCCTGCTTTCCACATAGCTGAAAAGACTCTTTCATCCTGACACAGTAAAGCAACTGCGGCTACTTTCATCCCCATATCATAAACATATTTAGATAATTTTAATCTTTCACAGTTTTCATCTCTAACACTCTTACCACCTGAGAAACCAAATATCTGTCCTTGATATGCAGCAGATAGTCCAGTTGTACAAAGGTCCTGAGAATAACTCATTATGCTAGGTGCTATTGCAGATGCAGGTGGTGCTTCTGTTTTAACATTTTGATTGATAGTTTGCACTGACTCAGATTTATTATAGTTACGGTTAGTGTTATCCGACTTAGAATTACTTTCATTATAGTTGCTATTATTAGTATTCACATTTGAGTTGCTATTGCTTTCGTTGTAATTTCGGTTGGTGTTGTCAGAGGTACTGTTACTTTCGTTGTAGTTGGTGTTGGTATTATTTGTAGTTGTATTGTTATTAACAGTTTGGTCTACAGTTGAGTTTACAGTCGAGTTTGAGTTTGAGTTATTGTAGTTAGTATTAGTATTATTCGATGTAGAGTTATTGTTATTATTATTTGTATTATTTGAAGTAGAAGTCGATGTGTTGTTATTAGTATTTGTGTTATTTGCAGTCGAACTATTATTATTGTAATTTGTGTTTGTTGCAGTAGATGTAGAAGTATTATTGTTTGTATTGGTATTATTATTAGTATTGTTATTAGTATTGTTATTTGTATTATTTGTAGTGGTATCGTTTGAAGTTGTTACCGCCTCACAATATTCTGTACCAGCAGGACAAGTGCCAGTCGCTTGAGCTTGTATTTCGTTGCCACACCATAAAAAAACGAAAAATAGTATAACTCTATTTATCTTCACCTTTAAAACTCTTGGATGAGTTGGATGTGCCAGCATATAGACCAAACCATGCGGCTCCTGCTCCAACTATGATTGATATTAAACCTGATTGTTCTAGTGAGGGTTCAGCGAGAGCCATAAACCACATAGTAGAATAATAAAGTAGAAATATGTAGACACTAAGAAAAACTCGAGGAAATATTCTCCATGAGTCTACAGCTCTCGCTAGATGAATCCATTTTTGATGAGGATTTACATTTTTATCGTCTTCTAGTTCTCTGATTTTATCTTTCAGAGCACCTATCTCTTCGACCATAGCCATGAACTTTTTGAGGTCCATTTCGACCTCATTCCTATCCATGTCACCTCTGAATCTGCTGTCTTCGTTCATATAAATTTTGTTAATATGACCGCACCGACAATAAAAGGGTAAACGGCCCATAGCATAGACTCTAGCCTTTTAAATTTTTCTGAGCCTTCGTCTAAGCGGTTCTCTATATTTTTGTAACGCAGAGCACACTCTCTTTCGTGTGACTCTATTCTATGTAAAGCATCTTTAACTGTTGACATTGAGCTTAGGTCGTCCTCTTTTTTTCTTTACCCTGACCTCTTTATAAGCCTCGTTCACACCATCAGTTGATTTATCATCCGCTACATAATGACCTTTTGAGTTTCTAGCACGAACTAATTTTCTTTCCGTACCAGTCACAAAGTCCCAAAATTTTTTAAAAATATTAATCATTTATCTTTAGCTTTTCCTACATTTAAGGCTATCCAATCGATTACCTTATAAAACTTTCTTATTAGTGTATCATCTTTTGGAGTCGGTGTAAGTGCCGCTACCAAGGATGCAAACATGACAAGCCAAGGTATGACTTGCACCCATCTAATTATATATTCAAAAAACTCTAACATTTTTACTCCTTAACCACCTAGTTGTTTACTAACAGAACTAGGACTTATTTGATTACTTATATCTGACTCTAATGCTGATTTAACGGATGCGACATTATCAGAACCCATAGCATTTTCTACCCAACCCTGCACATCAGAGGCACTTAGACTTGACCAGTTTATGAAACTCGATAAATCAGATGTATCTAAGTAAACTCTACCTATTGATACGGCAAAATAATTCTTTCCATCGCTATCTGTGTTGGTATCGTCTGTGCCTTTGAGTTCGTAATGCACTTTATGCACTACATTAGATTTACCACTTTTACTAGGATAAACTTCACAGTCTGATACATTCCATTCAAAATTTACAGCCATTACGATTCTCCTTTGAGTTGTTGTATTTCATTTTGTAATACTTCTATTTGCTCTTGTTGTTCTTGCACAGCTTTAACTAAGTTTGGTACGAGAGGAGAATAGTCTAACTCCCACTTCTCTGTGTCTGAACCAACTGTTACACCTCTAGCATATTCGCCTATATCATCAAAAGCCTGTTTGTAGGATTGTGCACCAAACCCACAACCATCAGTTACTCCTGTTTCTTCTCTCGTATATTTAATAGGTTCTAATCTTGAAATTAAATCTAAACCTACTGCTGGTCCTGTAATTTCTTTGTATCTTTCATCAGATTCTACTGCTAGAGAAATCGAATCTCCTGAGAGGTCGTAATCAAGTTTGGCTAAACTTGAGTTAGCATTTTTTCTATAAAATCTCATAAATCTATAGAAAGAGGCATCACCAGTATCAGAATCTAAAGCTAAAACTGCATCGTCATTGTTACCAGTTTTCTTGATGTTACAGGCCTCATTTTCGAATGTGCTACCACTACCAATACGGACTAATTCACTTGTGTTTATAACACCATCAGACTCGATAGCAAATCTTAAATTTTGACCATTAGTGTAGAAGTCAATAGAGCCAGTATCAGTTCTAAATGAAAAGTCATTAGCACTACCACCTGATTTGAGAGCATTACCACCACCGATAAAACCATAGTTTGTTGAACCATCAGTTAAAGATACACCTGTGTTTCCTGCTCCTGCTGTTAATGCAAGAGTATTGCCATTCCAAGTAGCATTAGCCTCACCTTCTAATGTGTTAGCTGTGCCACTCCCTGTTATCAGTCTGTTGTCTGCATTGTTATTTATTGTGGTGCCACTAGCACTGGCAAAAGATAAAGCTCCACTACCGTTTGTTTGTAAAACTTGGTTAGCACTACCATCTGATGTTGGGAAAGTATAGGCATCATTAAATTTAACTACTTGGCTGGCATTTATGCCAATAGCAATATTCGAACCTACTGTGCTACCGTTACCTATTAATAAATCATCTGCTGAGTCATCTAATGCTATGTAAAAATCTTGTGCATTACCGTCAAAAACTATCGAGGTATCTACTGCGGCACCATCACCTATAACTACTGAATCATCATCAAGTGTTAGTATTGGATTTGTACCTACTGTAGAACCTACACCTACTACTAATTTATCAGCCGAGTCATCAAGCCCGACATAAAAATCTTTTGCGTTGCCATCAAAAACTAAACTGGTGTCTTCCGCACCTGCATCGCCTATGGTTAGACTTGGTGTTGTCCCGTTGATAACCACAGGACTTGCTATAGATATACTTGAGCCATCTGCTGATAAGCTATCTAATGCAATGTCACCAACATTTGTGATGTTGGCATCGTTAAAGGATGTTGCTCCGAAAGTGTTAGAGGCCGCTGTTGAAGTAATACCGTTTGCGGCTGTTATGCCACCTCCGTCTGCAATAGTTATAGCATTGTCGCCATCTGTAAATCCAATATTAGCAGTTTGCACTTCACCACTGACCAGCAAATCACCACCAACTGAGGCATCGTCTGTTACTGTTAAATCATCTTGTACTTTTAAATCTACTGTAGATATGCTGGCAAAAGCATCTACCATAGCTCCACCTGAGCCAGCTCCGTCAGAATATATTATTTTGGTATCACCATTTGGTATGGTGACTGTGGCACCTGTGCCTTGTTTAATGACTATGTTGTAAGGTCCTGAACTGCCTGAGTCTGTAGTGGCATTTTCGATAAACCAAAGTTTAGAAATTGTGTTTGGTCCAATCGTGATAGTACAGTCAGAATCCAAAGCACCTGTGTATTTTAGGTACATAGACCTTGCCTCGTCTGTACCTCCATCAGCTATTGTAGAAGTATGAGTATTGGCATTGGTTGTGATGGCCTCAGTACCGAAACTAAAAGCCTCAGCTATGAGTTCTAAGTTTGTGTTAGTAGTGTTGCCCCATGTGCCCGATTGTTCACCTGTGGCTATTTCTTCTAATCTTAAATCGTTTGTATAAGCACTTGACATAATTTAGTCCTTTTCATTTTTAGGCGACATCTCGACCCGCCTCTATAGAAGTATAATTTGGACTTTGACTTGTTGCAATGTTTGAAAAGCTAGGTGTCTGACTGGTATCAACTTCACCAAACACCAATAAGTTACCCAAACTAGCGGAAACAGAAACAGACTCAGGCGTTACATTAGCATCAGCTGTGGTTGTTGCTGTGCCTAAACCACTGGTCAAACTGAAACTTGGCAGATTGATGACCTCGTTTTCATGGACGATAACAGAGCCGATGGCCGAAGTCGTGATTTGCGTGCTCGGTGAAACATTAGCTTTGGCTACAACAGAAAGTGAACCAAGACCTGATGTTACTGCTTGCGTACTTGGTGAGACATCGGCTTTGGCAACTTGCGTAGTTGAGCCTAGACCCGAGGTGATGGCGAGAGTACCAACAGAAACAGATACAGATTCACCGTTCCAAGTTCCCGAACCCCATGTGCCTCGTCCCCAACCGACACTCATAGATTGTCTCTAACCTCTTCTAATGATGATTTTATATTGTTAAGTTCTGCACGCACAGGCACAGTCATAAAATCTAGTGATAACATATTATCAATATTATTTATAACTTGTATTATCTTTTCTTTATCTGTCATCAGGCTAAATCATAAAGTTCGTCATCTGACATTTGTTGTCTTCTGCTAACAATATCGTTTGCTAATGCAGACCTATCAGGTTTTGCCACATGAGCCTGTAGCACTTCGTCATCTATAGCATCAGGGTCGAATTTATAAGTCTTCGAGGATTCCTGCGGCATCGTCAACAATTTTTTCAGACTGCTTAAGCCCTCTTTGTTGCGAGTATTGAGCGGTTTCATATATGCCCTCCTTTTTTAGTTGATTAAATATTATTTCTGTTAAGTCTAAATCTGCACCATCTAGACCCTTTCTAGTGTAGTCTACAAATAAATCAGGATTTACTAATCTGCCTGTGCGGAATTGTCTGCCTATTTGTTGTTCGACTATTTGGTCAATAGGTGCCTTGACATGTGTGATAATTACACGGTAGCCGTTTTTATCTAAATCATTGGCTAAGTTTTTTATGCTGTCGTATTTAGCACCAACCTTGCCAAGCACTAAATTGTCTCCTTGTTCCATAGCTACTTCTCTTACTTCTTCTGCTATTATCTGCGATTCTTTATGAACGGCATTTGCACCAGCTCCATCTTGAAACTCTCTCAGAGTTTTTTTAGCCTCATCCGCATCAATCATGGTAGCATCGAGTTTTTTTGCGACTGGATTTGCTAAGGTGCTTTTGCCAACTCCCGGCAAGCCCATTGTTATGACAGCAACTTTTCCGTCCTTTTTAAATTTATCTTTTGTGCCTCGAACAACACCTTTGGGAGCTATTTCACCAGTTTCATCATACGCTTGTTTTCTCCCTTTTGTATATAAATTGTTTACTGCATTATTGTAACCTATAACGAATTTAGAACCTTTAGGAGTAGCGAAGACAAACTCTCTGTTGTTTTTAAATTGTTTAGTGCCAAAACCAGCTAACTGCGTGGTAGGTGTTACCATAAATGCTTTCGCTATATCATCTCGTAAGAGAGGATGATTTTTTAGAGCCTGTACTTTTTCTGCCATACTAATATTTCTTCTAAATATTTCTCCTAGTTCTCGTGATGCAACATCGCCTAATTTTTTTCGACCCTCAGGTGATTGTTTCAGCACCACTCGTCCCTCAGGTGTTTGTATCAAAAACTGTCTTTTGATTACAGATTTTCCGCCAGCCTTGGCTAAGTCACCTACAATAGGCACAAGTCCTAGTGCTGATAAACCCGCTATGCCAAGGTTACCTAAACCACCACCGACTCTGCCCTCACTAAAATCTCGCAGAGCATCACGGCCATATTTGCCGACTTCTGCTACATCGATAGCGAATCCCGCTGGTGTCAAGCCGAGTCCTATTTGTCCTGCTAAAGGTACATTTTCTTCATAACTAGAAACGAACCTATCCAGTGCATCGGGACTAACTTCGCCACCTGCTTGTAGCTTTTTTATACTCTCGACTAAACCGCCTGATTGAAAGATGTCAACATCATCTAAGTTCATTAGAAGATTATGAACGAAGATATGTTTTTTTTCTAGTTAGTGGTAGGTGTCGTGCTGTCTATTGTCTTCGTCTAGCAAGCCTTGAAACTTTCTATTTAAAATCCTTTGCACCTTGTGATAAGGGAACTGTGGATACTCAGGAAAAGAACTTTCGATTTGTTTTGATATAGCCTTGGCACCTTTACCACGACCTGCCAACTTGTAGATAGCTTTCAAAACTTCTTGCTCATTTGGTATAGGTTCTAACTTTATGTGTTTACCTTCTTGAACTTTACGATAACCAAAAGGTGTATGGCCACCTATTGAGTAGCCTCTTTCTGCATAAGCTATTTTGCCACCATATAACCTTTCCATGATTTGTTCCCTTTCGTACTCAGCAACCATAGCAAGTAAAGTAACTAACATTTGATTTGACCATCTAACCATGTCTAGTTTCATGTTTAGACCAGTTTTGGTTTTATCTTTTGGCAAGGCGACTGGCACATCACCAAACATGTCGCAAAAATATAAGGTGATACCAGCCTCCTCAAACTTAGGTATTAAACTTAGCATTTCAGAAGTGCCTCTTGATAATCTATCTAATTTGGTACACACAACAACATCGTTGGTATCCATAGTGTCGGTTAGTTCTCGTGAGCCTTGTCTTTCCATAATAGGTTTCATACCACTGGTTCCCGCATCAACAAATATTTTATCGACCTCACGGTTGTATTTTTGTTTGACAAAAGCTCGGATAGATTCTTCTTGTTGCTCGAGAGAGCTACCGTGCTTGACCTGTTGTTCAGAAGACACCCTGATGTAGCCGTAAATATTATTAATCTGTTTTTTAGGTTGTATCATCGTTTATTTCATCTATTACAAAACTGGTTCTGTACTTGCAAAAAATATTTCTAATTGTTTCTTCATATTCTTCTTTTGTTTTGGGTTGTATGATTAATATTTCGTTTGGACGTATAAGAAGTGGGTCAGCACCAATCATTCTGATTCTATATCTTTTATTAATCTGTTTTTTAGGTTGTATCATCGTACCAATCTCCACATAAAATTATGCAACCCCAAGCCATGTATTTGTAAAATATCAAGCTCAACAAAATGACTAGGACCAAACTCCACTCTATAATTTTTAATTTTTTCTTACCGTTTTTCATAACTCAATGTGGTTGTGCAACATCCCTTCTATGATGAAAGAGTCTAGGTAGAGATATTGCACTTTCATTTCTTGCTTAGGAAAAAACATCTAAAAAAAGCAAGCTATTTCGGACAACCACATGCCCGCCAATGGAGTTACCTAGACTTACCATCCATTAACCTTATTTTTCTTGATAACTCGTAAACCTTATTGTTTGCATCTTGAACATTTTGCCAAAGTTTGTCATAAGTTTTGTTACCAACATAGGGACCATCATTTCTAAACAGGCTCTCAGCTCTGTGTTGTTCCGAATATGCTTGGTTTAATTCTTTTTCTAGTTGCTCTCTACTCATTTGCTCTCCTCTCTTTTTTTATGAACTTTGTTAATATATTTTTCAAGGTCTTTTGGATGTAGTTGCCCAAATCTCCAAGAACGGTAATCTTTAGGTGTCATTATTTCTTTCATTTTTTCTATAAAAACTTCTCTAGCCATTTGCTCTCCTCTCCTTTTTTTTAATCTCTTGCAAAAACTTTTTTATGTCTACTAATTTTAATTTGTTGATGTCGATATAACCTTCGTGTACTGGATATTTTTTCTTTTTCATTTCTGTTGCTCCTTCCATTGTTCGTATTCAGCTTTGACCAAAAACAATTCTTTTTGCACCAGCTCCATCTTGTCGAGAGCTACTGCCATCTTTTGTTCTAGTTCAGCTATTCTCTTTTTGTAATATTTATGTGGTTGTAACTCCATTTGTTTCCATTGTATAAAAATATGTTGTGCTTTGCAAACTTTTATCCATCTTTGCTTTTTGGTTGTTTACTTTCGTACTGGGCAATAATCTCTTCGGCTCTCTCATTAGCTTGGTCAGACATCAAACCAAGTTCTTCTATTTCTTGTAGGATTTTTTCTCGCTCCTGTGGATTTAAGACATAGGGCAGAGAGTCTTCTCTCTGCTCTATCTCTTTTTGAATCTGCTCAAGAAATTTCTTGACAACTTCGTTTTTGAGGTCGGTCATTCTTTCACTCTACTCTGTCGTGTATCTTAACAGGGCCCAAACCATAAACATTGCCAAGGTCTTCGCCCATTATTTCTCTACATTTGTTACCGAATCTTGAATCAGATGTTCCTGCATAATTTCCACCGAACATTGTTGGTTCATCGAGCTTTGATTCAGGAACAAGTTTTAAAGAGGCTCCAAAACTAAACTTTTGTTTAATTATTTTTGCAGCTGGATATTCCCTTGTTGGTTCAAAGGGTCCGTCTATGTCAGTAATAGTAAACCCTTTAACATAAGAAGATTCTCCACCCTTGGTGCAATCCATTCCATTCGATTTATAAATTTCTACATGTATTCCCATTATTTTTCCTCCTAGGCCTCAACTTGTTCCTTGTTGTATTCCCATTGAACAGTTGCATCACCAGCCATTTTTCTAGCTGCCAAATCTTTGAGGTAAACATGCAACCAGTAAGCATCAGTCTCAAACCAGTTGTCGACCTCGCAGGCTTGGTAGTTCCAGCAAGCAAGCATGTTGTAAATATCGTCAGCACCGAGGTCACAACAACCAACATCGCTCAACAAGCTAACACCAGCACCGTCAGTTGAATATTTAAGAAGACTCAAACACTCAGTTATATAGTCAGCATACTCATCTGCGTTATCGTCATATCTTGCGACCAAGCTATCGATATTAGCTTGAGCCAAAAGTTTGACCATGTTCTTAGGGTCACAGTCAATCATTTCTTTAGTGAAACAGTTGTATGCGTGGTCGAACTTTTTGTTCTCAGCATACTTAACTATTTCAGTTATATGTTGTGGTTTTACTAAAAATGCACTCATGTTAGGCCTCCACAACTTCTAATATGTCCGAGACATAAATACTTCCTATTTCATCAAAAAGTCCTACATCAGAACCTTTGACATCTACTAACAGGATATTTTTAAATCCTTTACCTTGCTTAATGCTTTCCATAGCAGTAGCTTTAGTAGGTATACCTAATTGATTAGTAATCAACTTAGTACCCTTACGAATATTTTCAAAATTTCTTATCATTTTTCCTCCTTAATTAAAGTAGTTAAAGTTTCGATAGTCTCAGCAACACTTTTGTGCAGTATGCCGATACCACCTGCTTTCTCCCAAGCCTCAATGTTGTCTAATCTGTCATCGATTAGAACTCTATTGGGCTTAGCGAAGATTGCCTTTTTTTTGCCATTAGCGGTGCAAGTCACAGCCACATAAGGGCAAACATGTTCTCTAATCCAAGCAGTTTTGTCATAGACTGCGAGGTTTCTGTTCTCTGTCAAACCTGCCGCAGATAAAATCTCCCAAGGCAAGTTGTGCTGCTTGATGAAATCTATCAAATCAAGCATGCCCTCCATGGGTGGCAGGTTTCGAAATAATCTTTTGTTAATAAAAGAGACTTTATTATTGTCGTAATCTTGTTCTGTTACTAAAGGTTTGTCGAGAAAGTCAGCTGATTCAATACCTGTGACGAAGTCCGCTAGGACTCCATCCATGTCAACAAAAACTCTCTCAATCTTTTTAGTCATCGTTTCCCTCATATCTATAATATACAAAAAAATGCCCTACATTGCAAATAAATATTAAAGATAATAAAAGTTTGCAAATCATAGTATTCTGATTTAGTATATACATGTAAACAATTATGTTTACTTTGGAGGAAAAAATGAAATACGAAAAAACCGATTGTGGTAGATTAGTAGGTTCAGGTATCGTAGATGGCTACCTTATATCTGTGGTAATCGAGCCTAAGTTAATAAATGGTATGAAATATTATCAAGGCTACTTGTTAAGCAAATCAAAGTTGAATTTCCCTAATGATAATTCAACAGTGGGCATCGACTATTTTGCAGATGATGTTGATGGTGGTTACACACTAAAGGATGCAAAAGAGTATATAAATGATTATATAAAGCAAGAAATAGATAGTGGTAACTTTGATACTTTTAGAGCTTATAACAATTAAGGAGGAAGGATGGAAAAATATGAATTAAAAAACCTAGATGATATAGATTTAGAAATGCTTCATTGGATATTAAATAGACTTGTTAATAGCCCAAAAATGTCAATTTCTAAATATATCAAAAATTCAGGAGATACCCTGAGATTACGAAAACTAAAAATGTCAGTTAGAAAAGCATTAAAAAAAGCAATACAAAATAAGGAGGAAGTATGAATGTTTACGAAAAAGCATTAGATTTTTATAACAAAGGAACCTTTTTAAAATTAGAAGGTTCTGTTGGTAGAAGTTTCGCTAATAACTTTTTAGATTCAGGAATCATCAAGACCCTTGATGAGGTTGGTAACGAGGTTGTTGACGGATACGGTAGAACAATCCAGCTAAAAAAAGCAGTGATTGATAACAAAAGAATCGATGAACTTTGGTTAGATAATCCTGAGTTCATGGAGAAAATAGAAGGAGGAGAAGATGAGTGACCCATTGAAAACTGTTGGCATGGTATCAGCCTTGTTCGATATAATGTGCGAAGGTGATAAGGACCAAGCAAAAGTTATCGAACAAAGGGCTAGATTTTACAAAACTCAAAAAGGTATAATTTGGCCTGATGATTGGGATGAGCTGTCATTAGAAGAGAAAAAAAGAAGATTAGATGGTATGGATAAAATAGCTTTAGGTAATGACCCAGCCAACTAAAATTAAATTATATGGTGCCTTCTTCAAAAAAGTAGAAGGCACTAATTTTTATACCCTATTCGGTAATGACCGCTGGCAGATTATTGACGGGCAACCTGTCGAAATGTTTAAAGACGAAAAGTTATTAGCG